AACATACCAAATAGAAGAATGTACTATTACGCACAGGTACCAACTTGGGACGGACAAAGACATGGAATGGACATTTATAAAATACCACAACCGGTACCAGTTGATATTAAGTACACCGTAGCTATAGTTTGTAACAGAATGAGAGAGTTGAACAAATTTAATCAAATTGTTATTGAGAAGTTCGCTTCCAGACAAGCGTACCAAGTAATCAAAGGACATTATATTCCAATCATTAATGATGATATACAAGATGAATCAGTTATGGATATGGAGAAAAGAAAATTCTATATTCAAAAATATAATTTCACACTACTTGGGTTTTTAATTGATGAAGATGAGTTTGAGGTAAAACCAGCGTTAACTAGAGTATTTCAAATGTATGAAACGGATACAAAAGTTAAAAGAAGAAAGATAAGAAAAGAAATTCCCCCAACTCCAGGTACATCCTTATTTAGTTATCCAATTGGTAATTTGGTCAATGAAAAGACTTACGATTATGTTGTTAATCTACATTATGTTAGTGATAAAAATGTTGACAGTTATCAGGTGTTTATAAATGATGATTTTTATGGTAACGATATTACAGAAATTCAAATTAATAATGGTGATATTGTTAGAGTTGTTATAACAAAGTTAGATAATACACAACCATCTGAGATTATATTTAATGAAGAGTTAATTTAATTCTCACCATAAATATCTTTTTTATCTTTACACTTCTCCATTATTAAGTTTTCCAAAAACTTATACATTTTAATCCCTCGTTTATCACAGTATTTTTTTAAAACAGAATGTACCTCTGGTGATATCTTTAAGTTCTTTATTTTCTTGTTATTATCCATGGTAGAAAAAAGGTAGAAAAAAATCATACCAATATATAAATAGTTTTTAGTAAGTAAAGTTTTTACAAAAAATGTCAATATTTATTATTAAAATAAAAGAATAAACAATTAATAGAAAATGGCTACTAACAGTAAAGTATTTGTATCACCTGGAGTGTATACGTCTGAAGTCGATTTGAGTTTTGTAGCTCAAAGTGTCGGTGTTACCACTTTAGGTATCGTAGGTGAAACTATCAAAGGACCAGCTTTTGAACCAATATTCGTTAGAAATTACGATGAGTTCCAGACTTACTTTGGGGGTACAACACCTGAAAAATTTATAAACACACAAATCCCTAAATATGAAGCGGCTTACATAGCTAAAGCTTATTTACAACAATCTAACCAATTGTTTGTAACGAGAGTATTGGGGTTGTCCGGTTATGACGCTGGACCATCTTGGTCAATCATGACTAAAGCTAATGTTGATCCTAACACAATTGGTAGATATTGTATTGACCCGGTTATTGTGGATTGTTTACCAGCTTGTAATGAGTATGAAAAAATAGGTTATACATTTAATTTTACAGCTTGTACAAACTCAACTGGTCAAGCAACATTTGATGTATCTAGTATTGATCCTTTGATTTTAGAAAAATTAAACTTACAGTTTGAACAATTTAACGGATCTACCTCATCAATAAATGAATATTTAAATGATTTAGTATATAACGTTATAGGATCTCTTGATCAATCATTAGCTGAAGCTACAACAATTAGTTACTTTGGATCAATTGATACTGAGGATTATAATATATTATCACCTGTTTTTACAGCTGAAACAAATGTGTATGGTGTTCCTGATGTATCTTTAAATGATACTGATTTAGAATCAGCGTTTAACGACCCTTGGTATTATTCACAATTTGATAATACGGGTAATGGTGAGTATTCTGGATTCTCATTCTTCTCATATATTACTGGATTAACAAATGTTACACCTGTCACAACAACGACAACATTACCCATACCACCAACACCAACACCAACACCGGATCCTTGTGTCACACCAGTACCAACACCGGTTCCAACAGCTACACCGGTTCCACTAATTGTTGAGTGTTACACTGGTTCGTTAATCGGTGTGATTTACACATATACGGGTACTTCATATACTGAGTATGATGATTTAGTTATCGCTACTTTAAGATCTAGAGGTTTAGCTAACTATACGTCAAGTGAAAACCCAACGTATGAAGTTTCAAACATCAATAATGTAACTTTAAATGTGTCTGGAATTTATTCTGGAGCTACCAAAAATCCATACTTACCATTCGCTGTTAATGTAACAAATGATAATGGAACTAATTTTACATTTGAGACATCGTTCAGTGTATCTGACTCTAACTATGTAACTAAAGTATTTGGTACTGATAACTTTGGTAAACCTAAAGGTGTTGTTCCAGTATTTTTGGAGGAAAGATTCCAATCGTTATTGAACTTTGGTTTCAGAAAAGGGTACATTAGAGGTATTAGTTCTGAACTAGTAGCTTTAGATTCAGCTCAAAGTGAAACCTCAGATTCAATAGGATGGTATTTAGATAGATATCAATCAGCTAACTCACCTTGGGTTGTTTCTGAATTGAGAGGTACTAAAGTGTATAATCTATTTAAATTCTACACAGTATCTGATGGTGACGCAGCGAATACACAAGTAAAAATATCAATAATTAATATATCATTTAATAATTTAACATTTGATGTTTTAGTTAGAGATTATTACGATACGGACTCAAACCCAGTAGTTTTGGAGAAATTCACAAACTGTTCAATGAATCCAAATGAAAATAGCTTCGTAGCTAAAAAGATTGGTACATTAGACGGTGAGTATGAATTGAACTCAAAATACATAATGATTGAGATTAATGAGGACGCACCTAACGATTCATTACCTTGTGGTTTTGATGGATATAATTTCCGTCAGTACGATGGTGTTAGATCTCCATTCCCTATCATTAAAACAAAATATTTCTTCCCTGGTGAAGTTTTCTTTAACCCACCATTTGGATTTGCTAATGGTAGTGATGACGCTACCACAGAACCTGGTGATAATATTCGAAGAACGTACTTGGGTATCTCAAATAGTTTTGGGTATGACAGTAGTTATTATGAATATAAAGGTAAAAGAAACCCAAGTTCTTCTTGTGATATTGATGGTGTTGAGTGGTCTTATTTAAGTAAAGGATTCCATATGGATAAAAACGCTAGTGGAATTACAATCTCAAACGCTTTCTCAACAAGTGGGACACCTAGATTCTATGTTGGTGACGCTTCGTTTAGTAGTGAACCTACAGATACATCTAACCCATATTACAGACTATACGCTCGTAAATTTACTTTACTAGTACAAGGTGGTTTTGACGGATGGGACATTTACAGAGAATATAGAACAAACAAGGATGAGTTTGTATTAGGTAAATCAGGTTTCTTAAATGGAGCTTGTCCTAGTGATAGATACCCTAACGCATCTGGATGGGGAGCGTTTAAACAAATATCTGTTGGTGATGGTACCACTGAATTTGCTAATACTGACTATTACGCTTATCTATTAGGTATTAAAACATTCTCAAATCCTGAATCAGTTAATATCAATGTGTTTGTTACACCGGGTATTGATTATGTAAATAATAGTAATTTGGTTGAGTCAGCCGTTGACATGATTGAAAACGATAGAGCGGATTCATTGTATATTACAACAACACCGGATTACAATTTATATTTACCAACAACAACTGGTACTGATGGTTTAATATACCCACAAGAAGCTGTTGATAATCTTGAGTTAATCGGTTTGGATTCAAACTATACAGCTACTTATTATCCTTGGGTACTGACAAGAGATACGGTGAATAATACACAAATTTACATACCACCTACAGCTGAGGTAACAAGAAACTTAGCTTTAACTGACAATATAGCATTCCCATGGTTTGCAGCGGCAGGGTACACGAGAGGTATTGTTAACTCAATAAAAGCTCGTAAGAAGTTAACACAAGAAGATAGAGACGTGTTATATACGGGTAGAATTAACCCAATCGCTACCTTCGCTGATGTTGGTACAGTTATATGGGGTAATAAAACTTTACAGGTACGTGAATCAGCACTTGATAGAATTAACGTTAGACGATTATTACTACAAGCACGTAAATTGATTTCTGCGGTATCTGTAAGGTTATTGTTTGACCAAAACGACGAACAAGTTAGGCAAGATTTCTTAAACTCAGTAAACCCAATCTTAGACGCAATTAGACGAGATAGAGGTTTATATGACTTCCGAGTTACAGTATCATCAGATACTTCTGACTTAGATAGAAATCAGATGACTGGTAAAATATACATTAAACCAACAAGATCTCTTGAGTTTATTGATATAACATTCTATATCACACCAACTGGAGCTTCGTTTGATGATGTGTAAAAAAAACAAATAGTTAAAAAAAATGAGGGGAGATATTTGATTATCTCCCTTTTTTTATTTATATTTGTTAACTTTAAAATTAATTTATGAAAAATATCACCGATTTTGGATTGAAATATTACGCTTTTGATTGGGATGACAATATATTGAAAATGCCAACAATGGTTTATTTAAAAACAAAAGACGACCGGGTAGTTGGTATGCCAACATACGAATACTCTTTTAAAAAATCGATAATAGGTAAAAGACAATTTAAATTTAATGGTAACTTAATTGTTGGATATGACGATGAACCATTTAGAGATTTTTTACAGGGTGGTGATGACAGATTTATAATGGATATAAAAAAAGCGAAAATAGCTTCTTCTGAAATTTGGAAGGATTTTGTTGAGGCTATTAATAACGGGTCAATATTCTCGATTATTACCGCTAGGGGTCACAATCCGGAAACAATTAAAAATGGTATAAAAAATCTTATAGATATATCATATGAAGGAATCGATAGAGATAAATTAATAAATAATCTTATTGGGTACCACATAATAACAAATTCAAAGTTTAATAATGATTATGACTGGTTGATTACAGACTATCTGAATAAGTGTAGGTTTTACCCAATAACTTACTTACATGGTACAATGTCTGATCCATCCGAAGGTAAAGTTAAATCTATGAATGATTTTTTAAATTACATTGAGGAACAGTCAAAAAAAGTAAGAATTAGTCTTGTTTCCTACGTTAATTTAGATTTTAATATTAAACCATCAATAGGATTTTCAGACGATGATATTGATAATGTTAATTTAATTAGAGATAAAATTTTCCGGGAGGACTTCAATATTAGTATTTACCACACAAAAAACGGTAAAAAGATTAAAATTGATTTAGCAAAAGCTAAATAATTATATTAATTTATTAGCAGCTAGCTAATTAATTATATTATTTATTAACATATAGCTAATTAATATTAATATAAAAAGCTAGCTTGCTCGCAATTATATAAATAAAAAAAATAAAAGTCAATAGAATAAAAAATTTTTTTGGTATATTTATTATATGAAAATAAACAAGACTAAAAAAATTTACTATGGCTGATTTATTAATGAAAATGCCTATACCCTACGAACCTAAACGTGAAAACCGTTGGATTCTTAGATTCCCATCATCTTTAGGTATCAATGAGTGGTACGTAGAGAGTACTTCAAGACCGAAACTTAAAATAGCTTCGACTGAAATCCCATTCTTAAATACTTCAACATATGTAGCTGGAAGATTCAACTGGGAAGAAATTCCGGTTAAATTTAGAGATCCAATTGGACCTTCAGCTTCACAAGCGGTAATGGAATGGATTCGATTATGTGCTGAATCCGTTACAGGTCGTATGGGTTACGCAGCTGGTTATAAAAAGAATGTGGACTTAGAGATGTTAGACCCAACTGGTGTTGTTGTTGAGAAGTGGATTTTAGAGGGAGCTTTCCTACTTGGTTATGACGGTGGATCGTTAGATTACTCAAGTGATAAAATCGCTGGAATCTCCGCTAGTATCCGTATGGATCGTTGTATATTAGTTTACTAAATAATATTTACTTATATTGAAATCCGTGTACTATATTAGTGTATGCGGATTTTTTTATTATAATAAAACTTAATTTAAAATAACAATGGAAACAAATGATATAGTTAATTATGGTCAAACTGACTTTAATCTTCCACACGACGTGTTGGAATTACCTTCTGGTGGAATATTTTATAAATCTAAAAAGAAAAGTGTTAAGATTGGATATCTAACAGCTTCAGATGAAAACATTTTATTAAATAACGACAGTCGTAAATCAATAAAGGAAGCTATTGTTTTACCATTACTTAGGAATAAATTATATGAGAGAGAACTTAGACCAGAAGAACTTTTAGAAGGTGATGTTGAATCAATATTAATATTTTTAAGAAACACATCATTTGGTCCCGAATATAAATTAAGTGTTGAGGACCCAAAAACTGGTAAACAATTCGAGACATCAATAATGTTAGATAGGATGAATATTGTTCAATCTAAAGAAAAACCAAATGATGATGGTACATTTACCTTAACATTACCGTTTTCAAAAAATACAGTTAAAGTTAAATTCTTATCACTTTATGACACTATTGAAATCGATAGAATATTAGATACCTACCCAGCTGGTAGGGTTGTACCAACAGTAACCACAAGATTAAATAGAATGGTTGTTGAATTGAATGGTAACCCAGATCGAAATGACATATCAACATTTTGTGAAAATATGCCAATCGGAGATTCAAAGTACATCAGGAACTTTTTAAGAGACAACGAACCAAGATTAGACCTAAAAAAAGAAATTGTAGCCCCGTCTGGAGAAAAGGTGACCGTGAGTCTTGCCTTTGGGGTGGAATTTTTTCGGCCTTTCTTCTGATTACTCAAAAGTTATATTAGACGAATACTATTATCTTGCTAAACACCTGGGAGTACAGTACGGTGAATTCTTTAAGATCCCAACGTATGTTCGTAAATATCTTCTTGAAAAAATATTTAATGAAGGAAAACGAAACTAAAAATATTTATCATTAAATATTATTAAATGGCTACATCAAGTTCATCAACTTTAGATCCGGAATACGAAGAATTTAAAGGTTATAAAAAATACCAATCAACAATGTCACGAGCTTTTGATTTGAATCAATCGTTCGTTAGTAGTATGGGTGATTTGGTAAATGTAACCAAAAGTATGGAAAAAATACTTGAGATATCAGCTGACTCAATTACCGAACTTAATTCCTTAAAATTTTTAGATGAACAAGCCACAAAAATACAAAACGCTTTTGGTGTAAGTAAACAAAGATTGAGTGAATTTAAAACATTAATTGCTGACACTACACCTGAATTGATTAAAATGGGTTTTAGTCAAGAAGAATCTACCCAAGCTGTAATAGATATTACCAAAAGTTTAGGGACAAACGCTATGGTTGGGAAAGAGGCCGTAGTTGAGTTATCAGCGGTAAGTAGATTAACTGGTGAGGATATATCAACGTTAGCTTCTAATTTTAGAGATGTTGGAGTTTCAATATATGACGCTGGTGATAGAATGAAGGAAGTTATTGATTATGCTAAAAACGTGGGTGTTAGTGTACAAGCGGTGTCAAAAGGTGTTTTAGTTAATCTAGACAAAATGAATCTTTATAATTTTGAAAACGGTGTTAAAGGTTTAGCTAAAATGGCAGCTCAAGCTTCTAGATTAGGTGTTGACATGTCACATGTATTCGCTAT